AATCACCGCCTGACGTGGCGCTTCCTGTATCCGAGTTTACAACTATACTAAACCAACCAACTCCAGCAGTAACATCGACAACCACAAAACAAGCAGAACAATCAAAAGCGCCTAAGAAATACCCCTCTGATAAAATATCATCAAACGAGTCAGTAGATTGATAAGTGTACCTTTCTTGAATATCCTGCAATTGCGAAGGAGTTGTCTTTTTTAGGTTTGCAGCTATGAATGCCATTGCATTGTCCTCAATATGTAATTGCTCACATTATCTTATATATAGCGGTTAATTACTAGGCAAAAATAAACCCGCTACATAGGCGGGTCGTTATTATTATATTGTCTGCGCCTATGGGAAGGTTTAACCATATCGCAGACTGCAATTGTTATTACCCCATGTTCAACGTCCTAGAGATAAGGCGAGGGCTTCCATTTCTGGCACGGATTAGCACCGATTGCTGGCACACCGTCTTTTACACAAAAATAAAATAGTTAATTAGTAACCAGATTACCGGCATAGCCAGCCAAATCAAACGGTCAGTCAATGTATATCTGTCGTAGTATCTCATTTTAAATCCCTATGTTTGACATACTGCGTCAATGTTAAATTGTGAGCGTTTAACCTTTATTTGCCTATAACGCACAAGGTCGGCTGTTGAATACGCTGATCTAGAATTACCCCGCTAGGAAACGCCCGGCAGGATTAGCGTATTTGGTGTAGGTTTCGGGGATCGAACCCGACAATACTTACTTTTTGCATCACGGTAATTAACCGATAGTTGAACTCCTAAATGTTAGCTATTCATCCGGTGATTCACGTAGAGTACTGATATCCAATAACCCACAACAAATAAGCCCTACACTTTCGCAGTAGGTGCGGCTAAATCGTCATTTAGCGCCAAAATGGTTTAAGGTGCGCTTACGGCGCGACTCGGTTTAATTGTTGGCCTGTGTTCTTATGTTTCCAGTGCAGTCTCTCTGCTTGCACCTGAAAGCCGAACTTAATCGGCTAAGGTTAAAACTGATGTGATTAAAAACATCACATTTAAAAGCCTCTGTATTTATCAATCAAAGGGCTGCATAAGTTGGCAATGAATTCATCTTCACCACGCATTGAGTAAATATTTTGTATTGCTTCACGAAGCTCGTTAATAATCCTGCTCTGATTATTAATTTCATCTTCAAGCAATCGAACTGAAAATTCTTTATCTTCCATCTAAACCCCCGTAAACACATTCATTGCCATACTCACCTCTTGTTTGGTAATTAGCCCCTAGCCCTTGTCCGGCCGTGATGGGGCTTTTTATTTGGTTATTATTTCGTAATCAGCATTTTTAGTGTGATCATCTAGTTTTTTTCTCCACGCCTCTCGATTATCTTTTGTTGTTCCTATAATCCAATCCATGCCTAATAATCCTCGAGGAACATTTAAAACCTTGTAACGCTTTCTGCTGCATCCATTATATTTGTGCGCCCATTCTCCATTATGGTTAAACTCAATTATTAGCTGCACAAATCACCGCCTTATTTTTATACTGCTTTGCTAACTCAATGTTTTTACGCATCTGAACATTAGTGTGATAGCTAACCACTCCGACATTATACATTGCTCTTGCTGGCTTGTCTTCATAACCAAGTCCTTGTGCGTCAATTATGCCCTGCATCCAATCTGATCGCTCAGGCTTCATTGTAAGTGTTTTGTAAGTTATTACAAAAAATATTACTGCTATTGATAGGTATATTAAAAATTCCATTATTATATCCCGTAGTGCTCGCCATTGTTGCCATTTTGCCCAATATTATTAATGCGGTCATCGCTTGGCCATTGCTGTGCTCTTTGATCGACAACCTTAATGCCCATATCGTGCATTTTTTGCAATACCTCTTTAAAGATATTCTGACCAACTAGACAAACATAATTATCACGGTTATACAAAAAAAGCCCTGCGTTTGACTCCATAACAACCTTGTCAAATCTAACAAATATATCACCATTGCTGATAACCCAATTAGGATAACCATCTTCGCTGTAATCTGTAATATTCATTTTAATTTACCGACAATTAATTTACCGGTTGATTTTACTACTTTTGTTTTAAATTTAGTTCCTGAATTTTGTGCTTGGTACTGGAATATGTAAGCCCTAGCTTTTTCAATACTAATACCATTTAAAACCATAGTTATTAAATCACCAGCAACCATAACATTTAGCTGGCCATTTATATTAGCCCTAGCACTTTCTATGGTATTTGCAAAAAAATCGTGCGCTTTCATAACTTTTATTCCTATTTATTTATTAAGTTTTTATTATATAGTTAAACTTTATAAAATAATACAAATAAAAAATAAAATTCATTATCTAGTTAAAATAGTGAACTTAGTAAAGTTTTTACTATGCTGTATCCCTTGCCCTGTATGCTCTAACTGTTAAGTTAGTATTATAGTGTTATAACTATAGTTTAAATAAATCAATATTAGATGAATAAGTGCATAATACTAATTATCTATACTTGTTTTATACCTTATAAGGGGATACCTAATTACTTATAATTAGATACTAGGCTACTATTTACTATATAAGGAAAAAATGCCCTACAACCCACGCCAGTAAAGGGATGTAGCATAGTAGAAGCTCACTATATAGTTACTACGTTCACTAAGTAAGACACAAAAAAGCCGCAATAAAGCGGCTTTTGGTTAAAAAACGTACTAATTCAGGTTATACAATACCATACCTAAAACCGCGCTTTTCTTTTGTTTTTGTAAGTTTTTTGGCATCAACCAGTTGTTCTAGTATTTGGTTGACCTGTTCTTTTTTGTGTGGTCTACACCTATTGGCAATCACCCCTGCTGTTTGCGGCTCGTCAAAGCCTGTTAAAAGTGATTGAATTTTCATTGCTATTGAGTCGCCGGGGGATTCTTTTTCTTTCATATTTGAGTAAGCCAGCCTTATTTTTCGATTAATATCATCTAGCACTAGTGCATAAGCCCATCTGACGTGCTCAGAAGTACGCACACCGTCAGGAATAGCTAATATATGACTTACCTTACCTACTAACTCATAACCGCGTCTAGGGATAGCCTCAAGACCTGAGTCACTTTGTGCTGACTCTGCCATGTCCCAAAAACACTGGTAAACTTGATCTAACATTAAAGCGGCATCGGGTCTTGTTTCTATTTTGTGTTGCTCGTCGTAGAATTCGACACGAGAATCAAAGTTAAGGCAGTTAAAAGAGCCGGGGTTATACATATTCGCAATTGCGTTTTGCATTTGCTCGCTCATATCCTTTTTGACATAGTTCTCTTTTCGTTTTGGGTTGTTCTCTGGCTCATCGAATATCATTGCGCGTGATAGAAAACCGTTTGTTGCGCTCTCATACTCCATTAGAGCGTTAAACGTGACGGGAGTGGTAAAGCCTAGTATTGAGATAAACGGACGCTCTATGCCTTGGTCTATTGATAATAAAGCACGCTCTACTTGTGTTAATCGCTCTGTGAATTTGCCGTGCTTGTCGTCGTTCTCGTCTATCTTCTTCCTGCATTTTGCGGCTTCGTCGTTTAGCTCTTTTTTTATCGCGTCTTTTACATCACCAGAGACGGGCAAAAAAGAATCTGCTTTGCTGTAAATTGACATTACTAAGCCTATGACTCCTTCAAGATAGGATGCGCCACCTTTTGAGGCATTCATTATTTTTCTAAGCACGAGGCCAAATTCATCGATGCAGTAATAGCTTGCTTGGTGGCGGGTTAGGTTTCTAATTATTTCTTGTTCTGACTTGATAGCGCCATGTGTGGCCGATGCAACACCTGCTGTTTTTAATATCTGATTAAATGCTTTTTGCACAGCTTCTTTACCTGTAGAACTACCAGCTATGCAAAAGCTAAACATATTTGCTGTCATGCCATCGTGGGCATCTTTTGTTCTCATGCCTGCAATATTGCCGATTGCTGTAAGAGCTGCAGCAACGGCTAGGTTTTCTCTAGGATATAAGCATTGGCTGTTTATCCACTTTGTTAACTCGCCAACAAACCCTGGTGGGCGTTTTAAGTCAACGCCGTTAATGTCAAGTGTCACCACTGGCTCATCTTCTTCTAAATCACTGGTGAACTCGACAGACTGGACATAGCCGTTTTGTTCTGCATAGTGGATTAGGCTACCAAGAGTCACTGGGTTTGCAGACTTACCGAAAGAATGCCAGCGTTTACGCATCATTGTAAAATCATATTTTTCGCTGGATTTGCTCCACTCATCCCAAATGGCGAACCCGTTGCCGTTTGTCGCATGGTGAATAGACATGCCACAGCGTACCCATTCTTCGTAATCAACATCATTATTTTTGTAGCACTTCAACATGCTAATAATATCGTCGTCTGTTACATCCATTTGAACACCATTATATTCTGCGCGGTGGTATTCAGGTTTTGCTAGCAACTGCAATAATGCTGGTGGCGCGTCTTTTATCTCACTGGGTGAACCGTGTAAGCACTCATATAATGCGCCACTTTTATGCTTTGATTCTGCGCCTACGACATAGCCAGATGATTTAAAATCGATGCCCTTATAGTTATCATGGTGCTGAGATAGTGCGGTAACAGTTGGTACTTTGAAATATAAGTGCATGGATCCACCACCCGAACCAGTTTTTACAGCAAAACCAGCCTCGGCTAATAAATCAATTTTAATGTCGCGGCATAAATCCATGAAAGAATCAACGCCCTCGTTTCTTGCGTCAACATCTACAACTAGGTAGCCGTTGCACAAAACACCAAAGCCGCTATCAAACTGACCCATTTCTTGCATTGTCTCTAACTGTTCTTCTGACCAGTCTGGTGTATGCTGCCAGTTGCTCGCTATTGGGTGCTTCCCTGCCGCATCACAATTAGGGTTAGGGCAATCACATTTAGTGCCAGTAAAACCATAAAGGCCAAATATTTTAAGGCCTGCTTTTATATAATCGTTTTGATTCATTATTTAAACCCTACTCTAAAATCGTGGTAAACGTCGCGGATCGGTAAGCTTAAACCTTGAGGCGTAAAGATGTAAACACACACTGGAAATTTTGGTCCTTGCTTTTTGCCTTTTTTATCTAAAAACTCTGACCCGTCTGGACGCAAAAAATTTAACCTAAAAGGCATGTGGATCACAGTATCGGCATATCTTCGCGCCAATCTTGTATAACCAACTTCTGGTTTATCTGGAATTAGCATTAATGTTATTGATCCGCTCATAGCTTCACCATGCGCTTTTTCTACCCATCGTGTTATATCTGAGTAAGGGGGGTTGCAGTAGTTAATACCTGCCCAGCTTTGTTTGAATGCGTCGTCACCTTCTTCTAATGATAAATACTCTTTGTGCTTGGCTGTATTTGAAGCCGCGCAAACATCAAGATCAATTTCTAAATTAGTAAAACTCTCGAGTGAATTAATAAACCACCAAGGGGTCTGTGCGCTGTCTTGCTCTGACTCTGGCGTTGTTGTGTTGTTCATATTCATATTTGCTCACTCCATACTATTACATCTGGGCGCAATTCTTCACGCTTAAAAAAGCCGTTTGTTTTTCTGTGAATGATTGTCGCGGCTTTAGCTGATATACGCCCACGCTTTACCCATTCATAAACAGCTTGTGGTGTGACTTCACATTCATTGGCTAGTCTAGCCCTACCGCCTATCCATTTAATAAGCTGGATCAATTCTCTTGCTTGCGCTCGTTTTAAATCTGCTGCTGATATCATTTTTTGTTTCTCTATATAGTTAACGTTGGCTCATATTACTTTAAAATTATTTTTAAATAAAGCTTTACAACTTATTTTATTTATATAATATGAGCGTTGTAGAGAGAAAAGAGGAGGACAAATTAATGTCATTACTATCTACTATTAGTAAGCCCGCTGACCGCGCTGTTATCTGTACCATTACAGGTGACGCAGGAACAGGCAAAACCACCCTAGCCGCCACCTTCCCTAAGCCGATATTCATTCGGATAGAAGATGGTTTACAAGCAGTACCCGCGAACATTCGCCCTGATGCATTTCCTGTTATTTCTAAAGTTGAGCAACTTTGGGATCAACTAACCACGCTTATCACAGAGCCGCACGACTACCAAACAGCTGTTATTGATTCTGTTACGCAGTTAGAAACATTGTTTTCTGAGTACGTAATAGCAAGTGACCCAAAGAATCCTAAAAGCCTAGCGCAAGCAAACGGCGGGTATGGGGCTGGTTATTTAGCTGTATCAGCTTTACATGGTCGCATTAGAAAAGCTGCAAAGGCTTTAAATGAAAAACGCGGTATGCACGTTGTTTTTATCGCCCACTCTGATGTGTCAACTATCGAGCTTCCAGATCAAGACCCATACAGTCGCTATGAGCTGCGCTTACATAAAAAATGTGTTCCGCATTATGTTGATAATGTCGATATGGTCGCATACCTAAAACTTGAAACTTTTACCACTGGTGATGGCGATCGCAAAAAAGCAATATCAACGGGTAATCGTATCGCGGTTTGTTATACGGGTGCTGCTCAAGTATCTAAAAACAGATACGGCATAGCAGAGGATTTGG